GCGCGGCACAGTCATCCGCAACGGGCCAGGCATCGCTCACGGCCGACGTGCCTATCTCCGGCGCCGCGGTGTCCGTGGCGTCCGCATCCGGCGGGCTGGTTTCATCCGTCCCGCTGACGGGCTTTGGCGCCGCGGCGTCAATCGGATCGGCATCGCTGCAGGCAGGCGCCGATCTTTCCGGCGCAGCCCAGGCGCAGGCTTCAGGTTCCGGGTCGGTGGCGTTGTCCGTCCGTCTGGACGGGGCGGCCGTCGCCGCCGCGATCGCCCAGGCGGCGCTGTCGGCAGGCGTCGATCTGTCCGGGCAGGCCGCAGCGGGCGCCGGCGGCGCCGGGGCGCTTTCGACGGGCGCCGATCTTTCCGGCGCAGGACAGGGGCAGGCGGCAGGTTCAGGCAGTATCACGATCCAGGTGACGCTGGACGGCAGCGCGATTTCGGAGGCGCTGGCATCGGCCGGGATCGACGCCGGTTCCGGCGATCTGTCAGGCGCGGCCGCGGCGGGCGCTTCGGGTGCGGCGGCGATGATCATGGACGTGCCGGTCGCAGGATCGGCCGCCTCCGTTTCGTCCGCCGACGGCTCGCTGTCGGCGATTCTGCCGCTGGAGGCGGTCGCGGTATCCGGTTCCAGCGCGACCGGCGGCCTGACGGTGCAGGCCGGGCTGGACGGTCAGGCGGTCGCCAACGCCATGGCCTCCGGAGTGTTGGCGGTGGATGCCGGGTCCACGCTCGGCGGTGATGCCGCCGCGGAATCTGCAGGATCCGGCGTGTTGTCGCTGCGGTTGACGCTGAATGGGGCGGCGCTGGCAGAGGCGGTGGCGTCGGCGATGCTGGCCGGCACGTTGGACGCGCTGGTGGTGCGGCGCTGGACGGTTTCCGCCGTCCGGCGCGACTTTACGGTGAGGGCGAGGGGATGAGGTTGTTGCCTGCGAAGGACATTGAGGAGCTGGTGCCGGTGACGTTCGATTTCGCCCCGGCGCTGGCGGACGGGGCCACGGTCACGCCCCAGGCGGTGACCGTCGAGGTGTACCGCGGGACCGATGCCAATCCGGCGGCGCTGCTATATGGCGCCCCGATCGCGTCCGGCGCGTCCGTGGCGCAATGGATCTCTGGCGGGTTGGACGGTGTGCGTTACAAGCTGCGCTGCCGGGCGCGGGCGTCCAGCGGCCAGGTTTTGGTGCTGGCGGCGAAATTGAGTGTGAGGCGCCTTTAATGCTCGCGCGGTGTTCCAGGCGCCACCGGGCAAAAACGTGTCGTTCTGATCACGACCAATCGCTGACAGGTATATAGAAATATGCTGGATATCGAGCCGCTCATCATCGATCGCCTGGCGTCGTCAGTGCCGGATTTGGCTGGCGTGCATGGCGCGGCGTCCCTCGATGCCGACGCCGCCGCCGGAAAAAAGCTGCCGGCCGCGTTCGTGGTGCCGGACGGACACCGGGTTCTGGAGACGGCCGCCCAGGGAAAGCGTGCCCGCATCGCAACCCGCTGGCTGATAGTAATCGCGGTCAGAAGCGCCAGGAACGTCAGAGGCGGCGAATACGCCCGTCAGGATGCGGCCAGGATCATCCGTGACTGCCTGGTGTCTCTGATGGGATGGACGCCGCGCGATGATCTGCAGCCGTTGATTCCAACCAGCACGCCCAGTTCCCAATATGCCAACGGATTGTTGCTGTATCCGTTGGCGTTCGAATGTGTCGAAGTCATCCTTGGAGACAACTGAAATGCTAAACGATCTGCACAAGAACCCCCTTATCATCGCCGGCGATTTCTTTTTCGACCGTTACGACGCCAGCGGCAACCCCTCTGGAATCGTCGGCCCGATCGAAACCACTGAAATCTCGGTCGCCCTCAATGCCGACACCATCGAGCAGAGCAGTTTTTCAAGAAGCGACTGGGGCGCCGTGCGCTCATCGGTTACCCTGCCTGGATCGACCGAGGTATCGGTAGTGTTTCAGGACATTACGCCTGATGTGTTGGCCATGGTGCTCCTTGGGGATGTAGCCAGCGCATCTTCCGGGGCAGGCGCGGTCACTGACGAATCCGTCACCGCATCACTCGATAAATGGGTGCAATTGGCTAATGGCAACATCGACGCCGGCAGCGTGACGGTGACCGATTCCGTTGGGACGACAACCTATTCTGAAGGGACCGATTATCTGATCGAGTATGCCACCGGAATGATTCTGGCGTTGTCGTCCGGCGCCATCGCCCAGGGGCAGGCGCTGCTGGTTGATTACGCGCATTCGGCGCTCAGCACCAGGACGGTCGATATCGGTACTCAATCTCAGGTACGTATCTGGGCGCGTATCGTCGGCGAGAATAAGGCCGTGCCTGGGCAACGAATGATTGCCGAGTTTCCCAGCTTGAGCTTGCGTCCGTCCGACAACGTTCCGCTCAAAGGGGAGGAGTTCATGACTGTCGGTATGACCGGAGTGGCTGAGCTGGCTCAGGGATACGCCTCGGTCGGTACGATCCAATATATCGGCTGATAACCTGATATGGCCGGCGACCTCAATCTGAAACTCGTCATCGAGGGCGACGCCGCCGACGCTCTGGGAGAGCTGAAGGATTTGTCGCGCTCGATCGAGCGCCTGAGCGCCAGGGACGTGGACATAGGCGGTATCGAGCGGCTGGCGTCGGATCTGGAGAAAGGCAAAATCCAGGCGGACAAGCTGGACAAGACCACACGCCGCCTCGTCGAGGATTTCCTTAAAGTCAAAAAAGCCTCCGGCGGGGCGTTCGACGCCAAGGCGATCCGCCGCATGCGCGGCGAGCTGGAACGTGCCAAACGCAGCGCCGGCGGCATGGCGGAGCAATTTCTCAAGATGCGCTCTGCCATCGCAGCGGTGGCCGCTGGCGCCGGGATCGGAAACGTCGTCTCCGATGCACTGGAGATGGAGGCGGCGATGGCGGAGGTGGCCAAGACCACCGACCTGTCAGCCGAGGCCATGGCTGGCCTGAAGAATGAATTGCGCGACATGGCCGAAGCCACCGGCATTTCATCGGTGGAATTGGCCAGACTGGCGGCGGTGGGCGGCCAGTTGGGCGTTCCAAGGCAAGAGTTGGGCGCGTTCGTGAAGCTGGCATCGGAAATGTCGGTGGCCTTCGATGCCTCGTCCGAAAGCATCGCCACCGCCATCGGCACCTTGAGCAACGCTCTGGGCATCCCAGTAACAAAGGTGCGCGAGCTTGCCGACGCCATCAACATTCTGGGCAACAGCATGGCGGCGCGAGAGCAGGATATCGTCAATGTTGTCCAGCGGGTCGCCGCCGCAGGCAAGACCTTCGGCCTGGCAAAGGAAGAGACCGCCGCCCTGGCCGCCTCTTTCCTTGCCCTGGGAAAGCCGCCGGAGGTGGCCGCCACCGCCGTCAATGCCTTGTTGACCAAGTTGCAGACCGCCCAGGCCCAGGGAAAAAAATTCCAGGAGGCGCTGGCGGACATGGGGCTCGGCGCGCGGCAACTGGCAGACAACATCCGCAAGGACGCAGACGCCGCACTGGTGGATTTTTTGGAACGGCTGCGGCAATTGCCGCCGGAAATGCGCGCCATCACCGCCACCCGCCTGTTCGGCATGGAATATCAGGACGACGTGAACGCCCTGGTCAACAGTCTCGATACCTTGCGCGGTGCGCTGTCCAGTGTCAGGCAAAGCACAGAGGGGGCCGTCAGCCGGGAGTTCCAGAAGCGCATGCAAACGGTCGGCAAGGATGTGGACCGGCTCAAGCAGGCGGTCTCCAACCTGTCCCAGACCATCGGCGAGCAATTGCTGGGCGACGTATCGGCCGCCGCCAGATCGCTCACAGAATTGACCCGGGCGGTCAATGATTTTGTCAGTAGGAATCCGCAAGTGGTGAGAATGGCTGCCGATTTGGCCAAGATCGCAGCCGCCGCGGCCGGCATGGCGGCTCTGGCAAAAGGCGTCCGGGCGGCCTCCGGTGCGCTGGCGGGCTTGGGGGACAAGGTAACATCGGTGCGCGCGTTGACGGCAGAGTTGACCGAATTGCGCAATCTGGCGGCGGCCGGAATCTCCTTTCAATTCGGCAAGCAGATCGGCGAACAGCTGGCCGAAGCCTCGGATCGGGTCAAGGCGTTCGGCGCGGCCCTGGCTGCCATGGCGGAAAAGGCGCGGGTGACGTTTACCGCTTTGGGCGAGGCGTTTTCGACTATGAGCGTAGGGCCTCTGGAGGCACTGCCGGAGCGGTTTGCGCAAATCGATCAGGCGTTTTCAGAGATCGGCGCCCGCTTCATCGAAACCGCCGACGCCATCGACAGGCTGGGCGGAGACCTGAACAATCTCTCGTTTTCTGCTCTGGTCGAAGGTGTCCAGGCGGGACGGATCGGCATGGAGGCGTTCAGCGATATCCTGTCACGCGCGGCCCCTGGCATCGATCAATTACGGGTGGCGTTTTCGTCGTTGCGCGAGGGCGCCGATCCTCAGATATTCAGCGCGCTCGCAGAACGGCTGAACGCCCTGAATCTTTCCGGGCAGCAGGCCGGGCAGATGCTTCAGGCCCTGACCCAGGCGGTGATACAGGGTGGCATCAGTGCCGGCCAATACCAGCAGGCCATTGCCTCGATGTCCCTGACGCAACAGCAGTTCAATCAGGCGCAGCAGCAATTCCAGGCGCATTTGCAGGCCGGCAACGCCCTATCGCTCCAGGCGGTACAGGCGATGAATGGGCTGTCCAAGGCCGTGAATGGCGCGGCAAACGCGGCCGGGCGAATGGGTGCCGCTACCTCGTCTTTGGTGTCGTCCTGGGTGGAGATAGAGCGCCAGCTCAACGTCGGGGCCATCTCTGCCAGACAAGCCGAGGCCGCTGTTGGGGAACTGGCGCGGCAACTGTTGTCGTCCGCCGGGATTGCGGGACAGGTCAGCGGTAATCTCGGCAGTGTCGCCGGAGTGATGAACGCGGTCAATCAGGCATATGCCGATGGCAGGATTTCGATCGAGCAATACAACGCCGTCATGGAGCGCTTGAAGGCCGTTCAGACTGGCGTTTCGGATGCTTTGAATCAGACCGCCGGCGCCGCCGCCGGGGCGTCGGATTCTCTCTCCTCTGCCGCTTCCGCAACAGACGGTCTCGCAAATTCGGCAGGCCAGGCGGCGGACGCGGAAAACATTCTGTCCGGCGCCACGGATAACGCCAATGCCTCCCTGATTCAGGGAGAGAATGCGGCATCCAAGTATTCGGCGGCCACGGCCGCGCTGGACGCCCAATTGGCCGAATTGGCGCGGCAGTTCAATACCGGCGCGATCTCGGCCCAGGAATTCGCCGCCAGATCCCGCGAGCTGGTCGCCGCTCACGAGGCGGCAGGACAAGCCGCCATGGCGGCCGCGGGCGGCACTCAGGCGCTCAATCAGGAACGCTCCCAAAGCGCAGGGGCGGTTTCCGCGGCATCGCAGGCGGAGCTGGATTACATCCAGAGCCTCAAGGCCGGGATCGATGTCATCCGCCAATACCGGACCGCCGTCGAGGAACTTCGGCAGGCCAAAATCGCCGCCGCCAACGCCCCGCCGGTGCGCCCTGAGCAGGGCGGGCGGGGGGCGACAACACAGGATGATAATTTTGGACCAGAAAGACAGCGGACAGTCAGAACGACGTCCCTGCAATTTTCCGATGAGGTCCGACGTCAACTGTCGGAAACACAGAACGGCATGGACGCGATACAAAGGGAAATAGACCGGATCAATCGTCTGATGAGCCTGGGAATACAAGTCAGCCAGCAGGATCAGGAGCGATCCTTTTTGAACGCGCTGCAGGATGCGCGTATCGAGGCGCGGCGGCCATTCGACTATTCGAACACCAATCGCCGGCCTGGCGACCGGTATTCCAGCGCCCCGGAAAGACGTGATCAGGAAAGGCGTGATGATGCCCAAATTTATGGCGGCAGGAGAGTCGACACGATCCAGGGCATCCTCTCGGCATCCAGGATATCGCTATGATTCTGGGCGGTGTCACCTTGCCGATTGATGCCTGGATCGACCCGCCGGATCTGGCGGCGGCAGGCCGTGTGACTGTCGAGTACGACATCGACGGTAACGCGGTGGTGTTCACGCAACCACGCCAGGGCGGAGAGGTGCTGACGATCCGCGCAGGACTGACAGATCACGTCATGGCGGCGCAAATCGCACCCATGACCGGAACCGCGCAATCCTTGGTGCTGGACGACCGCACGCTCCAGGTGGCCGTCGAATCGGTTACCGCCGAACCGGTCAGGCAATATCCAAGTTACCAGGCGACAGATCCCATTCTGTTGACGATCACCGTGAGGAAATTACCTTAATGGCCATCACCGCATCACAGATTCTCTACGAACGCGCCCGCGCCCAGGACAGCGAGGCCGGAACGCTATCAGGCGAATACATCCGAGATGCCATTGCCGGGGATCTGTTCAAGAAAATTCCGTCGTCTGTGTTCTTGAACGGCGGTCAACTATTGAAAAAAGCGTTCATACGATTCGATTCCGCCACCCTGATTTCCGAGGCGCATCTGTTCCCGTCCGCCTACACCTCGGTGCCAACGGGCGTGATCGCTACCCTTCAGGGCGGCGCCAATGGGCAGAACTCGGTGGCCTCGGCGACAGGTCCGATGGTGGTCGGCACGGTCAACGCGGATGTGATCGGCGGCGCGACGTTCGTGGACATCGCCCTGGCCAGAAGTGAGCCGATGACATTTTTCAGCGGCTGGAACGATGGCGACACCCTGGCCGCCATTGTGGCCGGCAGTCCCGTGTACCTGCAAACCGATTCCGCCACCCCGCCGTCGAATCAGGGCGGCGGGGTCTGGCGCTTTACCCTGGCGGCTGCCTGGTCTGGCGTCACGGTCCCGGCCGGTACGCTGATCAGTCAGCGGCTGACGGCGGCCAACCTGCAACCGTCCGTCGTCGAGCAACCCGGCTACGCCTCTATCACCCTGGACGAGACGCAGGTGTTGGTCGATCCATCCGGCGCGGTGCATGACACCCTGACTCTGACATTCTCCAGCGCCACTGAATACAGCGTTACCTCAGCCGAATTCGGTCTGCTGGCCTCCGGAGATACCGCGATCGACGTCCAGGTGGTCAACCCAGACACTCAAAAGCCCATGGTCACCATTCCTGCCGCCGCCTGGTCCGGCAGCGCCGCCAACAACGATAGCGTGCTGTTGGATATCACCCCGTCGGCGCTGGCGTTTTTCGTCTGTCTCGATGTCGCCGCCGGAACATCCGAACAGAGCGTGCGGTTCGATCTGACGCACGACGTGTTGGGCTGAGCCATGAGCTGCAGCAATAACGAATCCGATTTCGTCAAAACGGTCGAACTGGACGTATCCGTTGACCCTGTGGACCGTCCGCAGCCGCAATACCGGATCTGCGTCTATCGCCTGGCGTCCAATCCTGACCGGTTTGTGGTGCGTGTGATCGGGTCGGTGGAAACGGTCGAAGTGGCAGGCAGTTTCGGTGTTGTACAAACTATTGGGTTAAGTTGATGGTGTTTGGTGTTCCTGTCCCGTCAGATCCGGTCTCATGCAGCGGTGTCGTCAGGACCGAAACGCTGACCGTCACCGCGATGGGGGCATTGACGCTGCAATGTCCAGCCAGCCGGGTCATAAAGGCCCGCGGCCGGATCTACGGATATAACGGCGACTGTCAATCCAACGCAGAAATGTTGTCCGTGCCCGCCGACGTGCGCGCGGCCGCGCAAAACGGCGCGGTCTATCTGGAGACCGACAAAAAGTACGATCAGTATTTCGGCAAACTGGTGCTCACCTACGAAACCGAAAGCGGGAAATTCCTGTATTTCGGAAAGGACGACTCGGTAGGTGGGTATAGCGACCTGCTGCCCAACAACACCGACCGCTTCGTAATTATTAAGATCACCGTCCGTGGAGAGTGCTTTTACAAACCGGTCCTGCTGACCGATGATATACCCATCGTCGCCTCCCATGCCCAGGCGCCATGTTGCGCCTGCGTGCCTGCAGCCGGCGGTTAAGGAGGTGAAACTTCGACTTCGGGTCCCGGAGGTTCTTATTGACGGCTGAAACCAAAACGCTTCGGAAGTTGCGAGTCGATTTGCCGGCACGGAAGCCAGGGATATCAGTGGATAAGCAAGGCGCGATCAAGGTCGTCACGAAAACCGGCGCGGCCGCTTTGGGTGATCTGCGCAATATTCGCGTGATCGTGGTGCGGAAATGACCGTCGGCACGCTAACTCTCGATATCCCGCCGGGCTTCAGGATATCCGGGCGAACGGAAATCGCCGCCGATCCTGGCGTGGTCGTGATTGGCGCGCTGTCTGTCATCGCCGGAGATGGCCCCAGGGTCATCGGCGGCATTTCAATATTCGCGCCCGTATATCCGGTGACGTATCCTGCGCCCAATATCAGCACTATTGGCTCGTTCACGGTCGGCCCGGTTTTTCCGGAGCCAGTGCCAGGCAACACATCCATTCGCGGCGGCGCCTCGCCACTGGATCTGTCTGTCCGGTACAACGTCAACGACATGGCGTGGGAGCTTAGGGCCAGCTTCCCTGCCAATGTGGATGTGTCGTCGGTGACGGTGGATCTGGGTGGGCAAAGCACCCGGTTCGATGTGGTCGGCGCTGATGTATCCTTCACTTCAGGCCGCCGCGTCAGGACTGTCTCGGCAGTGCATTCCGTTGGCGATACACTGACGCAGACTTATTGCCTGGATGCCGCAGCGATGCTATACAAGTCCGCATCGGATATTGTGCGGGATGCCGCGGCAGGGTTGACGGTAGACTGGCAAACGGTGGATTTCATCCTATACCCGGCAGCGCTCAATTACCTGGCTGCCTTCAGGACCCGCAACCGGATCATCCGGGAAATCCTGGATCTGGTCCAGGCGGATTTGGTGCTGCGACCGGACGGTTCCATACTGGTACGCGACACCGCCCCGGACGCCTCGGAGGCGACCGTGACAGCTCCTGGGCAGATCCTGGAATACCGAGAGACGGAACTGTCGGTCGTGGAATTGACCGGGGTGTTGGTCGCGCCGCTGGATACTGACGATCGCGCATCCGTCATGGATTATGAGATCGTCGATATCGCCAATCCGGACGGCCGGCCGGAGTATCGCGTCAAAGTCTATACCTGGCCCGGTCTTCCGGAAATCTCGGAAATCCGGAAATCGCCCATGGGGCCTATCTGGAATATCTACGGTCCGATGGTCAGGACCGAATCTTCGATCGAGCGCATCGCGTTCAGGAAAGGCCGCGCCAACATCCGTCCACAGGTGATTTCTGGCATCATAACTGGCTGGGATGGTACTGATCTCGGCGCTGTGACGTTCCACGAATCCGGCAAATGCGTGGCCGCCACGGCCGGCGACAGCGCCGCGATGGCATCGATCGTCAGGCGGTACAGCGAGATCGTCGTTCGCGCCGGATCGTCATCGTTTGGCGGGCCATTGCCGGCCGGATGGACCCAGGACTGGTCTGATTACGATGGCATTCATATCGAGATCGATCTGAGCCTGGACGGCGCATCGGAGGCTGTCCTGGCATTAGTGCGCAACAGCTTCGGCGGGCGCGTGGCCGACGAGCCCTTCATTGCCCCGAACGCACGATTGCTTGGACATGTCGGCCAACGTTGGCTGCGGGTGCAAAACGCCCGCCAGGCAGACGTCAGGATTGCAGGTTGGTGGCCTGAACTATCAGGCTCTGCCGTCGATCTTGGGTTCACCCGAATCATCGCCGACAGCATCGAATTGACCGTTCGCCAGGGGCGCACGGAAACCCGCATCGCAGGGCGGGTGCTCGCATAAGCTATCTGTTTATTATCTGCCATCCCAGGTCCCGCAGCACCGCCCTTTCCGCTGTCCTCGGATCCCATCCCTGGATCGCAGGCCAAAGCGAACAGCGGCGCCATTACAACCGGGAAACCAATCTTGCGGAAATGCGCCGCCAGGCCGCGGAACAATATGATCCTCCGAAAACTGGCGCAGACTGGTTCCTGGATAAAATCCCGATGCAATTGCACATAGCACAGGAAATCCATCACCGGGACGACACCCGATTCATATTTATCGCCAGGCATCCTGAAGCCGCGCTCGCCAGCATGTTGCTGATGTCAGGCGGGTTCCGCAGGCGACTACGTACCGCAACCGATTGCGCCAGGCTTTACCGGCAGCGCCTGCGCACGATGATCGACCTGTTCGACCGCATCGATCCGGCGCGGCGCCTGTTCATTGACGGCGACCGGCTGGCCAGCGATCCGGAGACGCATCTGAGCGCGATCACCGACCTGCTCGGTCTGTCACCACCGCTCCGAAACGCATACCGAATCGCGCCATCAGTCAGCATCATTGGCGATCCAAACCTATTGCGCCGGAGGCGGCAGGGCGCGATCGGGATTACGGAACGCCCGGAAATACCAGTTTGCATCGATACTGAAAGTCTCACCGTGTGGCGTGAGGCAGAATCACGCATGCGCATGTTTGGCCCTGAAAAAATGGCATGAGATTCCTCGGCTGCGAGACTGTATGGCAGTATTTCGACGTGGCGTTACAGCGCTGCAAATGGGCGGTTAACGCAGCCTAAACCCGTCGCAAACCATGTGACGAGTTGTTGCAAAGCATTTGACGTTTTACACATCGGTAACAAAAAACCCATCAGGGTCTCCCCCGGCGGGTCTGGGTTGAGGCCGGCCAGGCTGATGCCGTCCCCATCCCTCGCCACCACGCTTTCCCCTGGCCCATCGTCCATCCAGGGCGGCGTCTCCTTGGTGATTATTCACCTATAGGCAATACAAGCATCATGTATGCCGGTTTCCTTAAGGTGTCCTATTTGCGCACAGAATCGGCAGGTTGTGGGATGGTTCGGAAGGACATTTGGTTGTAATGCGTTGATCAATGGCATTGATTGTTCACAACGCCAAAACCGTGCCATAAAACTGGAATATCGTGGTTATTTCCCAATAGTTGCGCCTTCCGCCGCTGGCCGGGATGGGGTGTGGGAGAAAAAACCCGCCGGGATGGCGGGTGTTTGGGCGGGGTCAGGCGGCCGGCTTCACCACCCCAGCGCCTCCGGGTCGATCTCCTTGTCGCCGATCTTCAGAATCACAGGGCCCCCGGCCTGGCCGCTGATCTCTCGGCGCTCGATGAAATCGCCCTGGGCCTTGGCCAGCAGCTCCGAGGCTTTCAGCCGGTCCTTCATCCCGGCGGTCCCGTCGTACATGATCTTCGTCCACCAGCGCTGGCGTGCCTTGGCGTCGGCGATGGCATTCTCTTCGATGTCTTTTCGCAGATCTTCGATCCTTGCGGTAACCTTGTGGCTCTTTAAAAGAGCGTGCGCCATTCTGTGGACCGTCTCAGGCTTCATCCTGTCGGCATCGTAGGCGCGGCGGTAGGCTTCGCTGGCGTTCCCGGTCTGGACGTATTCCAGGCAGAAGGTTTCCTGTTTGGCGGTCAGTCTTTTCATAGTTTCACCTCAGAATGGAATTGGATCGTCAAACTCCTGATCCGGGGTTTGGCAGGAATTCCCGCCTTTGTCCTTCTTCCGCTTCCCGCCAGGGCGCACCGTCCGGCTGGACACGATGGTATCCGCGATCAGGTTCAGGCTGGTGCGCTCCTGGCCATCCTGGCCGGTCCACCGGCTCTGGGTCAGGCGGCCGGTGACGGCTACCATCTCCCCCTTCCGGTGGCGCTCCAGGGCCTCGGCCTGCCGGCCGAAGGCCAGCACGGAAACCCACACGGTTTCCTCGGTATCGCTGTTGTTGGGGGTGGCGTCCACGGCCAGGGTGGCGGTGGCCATCGGTTTTCCGCTCGCGGTGGTGCGTTCCTTGGGGTCTTTGGCAAGCCTGCCGTAGATCGACGCGTGGATCATCTGCCTTCTCCGTTCGATTTCGTTCCAGATTCTGGCGGCGGGTTCATCCGCTGTAGCCATTCGGCGTGTTCCAGGTCTCGGGCCCGGATCAGGACGCGCCCGCCAGCCGGTGTCCAGCACTCGACCACCGGCCCGGTGCGGCCGGAATCGTCGAATCGCGGCCAGGGGGGATGCCGGCGCATCGCCAGGCGGTCTCCGTCCTCGTTGGCGGCGGCGGTCAGTTCCTGGATGATTTCCGATTTGTGGCGGCGGATGAATGCCAGCTGCCGGTCGGTGAGCTTGCTGAATGGCTCGATGTAAAGATTGCCGTCCACCGCCTCCAGAGTGAAACCGGCTTGTTGGATTCGGGCTGCGTAGCTCATGGCAGCATCTCCATGGCACTCTCAATGGTTTCATCGGGCATGGCGCTGGCTATCTTCTCCCATCGCAGCATCCACGGTTTCTGGTTCGGCCGGCTCAACCGTTC